AAACCAGAGTAGATATCCGGCTGCCGTTGTTGTTTTGCCTGATTGTCGTGGCAGCAGATTTACAGAGTGAACATAGTTATGATAGATATCAGTCAGTTTACGCTGATAGCCGTACGGGTGATATACAATCGCACCTCTTGTTGGGTGCTGTATCATAAAGAAGTTGTCCATGAAATACTTGTAACCGTCGATAGGGTCACAGCATTTTACGAAGTCATCAAGCTCCTGTTGGGTTTTAAAGTGCGTCTTTACGTAGGGATCTTTAACAAGACTTGGAGCACTATTATTTGGTTTAGCCATATAGTATTTAGCAAAATATGCTACTACTTAAAAGGATTTTCGCCGGTAAGTTGTGGTTTAGCGAACCAGAGCCGGAACCACTCTTGTGTTCCGGGTTTGATATTGTTCTCACGCATAAACTGCGCTTTGTTTTGTTGAGTGGCCACATCGGCATCTTTCGACGCTTTATCAACCCCGCTTAATCTTTTTAAATCATCAAGCGACATGTCCCGACTCTCTGGAACTTTGTAGTCCTTGAGTCTGGAATATGCCGATTGTAGTTTAGATTGTTGAAACGGATCAAACATTAGAAGTAAGTCGCAGCAACATAGCAGTTGGCTGCTGTGCCGTCGTAGCAAGTGTAATCCTTAAATAAGTTAGCGGTGAACGGGTACCCACGCCCCGCGGCGAACAGATTCACTGCGATAACTTATTTAGTCCGGATTACTTGATATCCAGTGGTCGCGCTTTTGATGCCACGACACAGAAATACTTCTCGCGGGCCGTGATAGGCTCGCCTGCATCATCGTTGCCAACATGAAGATCAAACTCCAGATTGTTGAAGATTTCGATGTTGAAGCCGGTTCGTTGTAGCAATGCCGCCAGTTGATTTTGACCGAAGATGGAATAGTGATTCAGATTCCATTCGTGCTTACGATCACAATCAGGCTGAGGGACTTCCACATACAATTTCCCTCCCTGTTTCAAAATACGGTTGTATTCAATCAGTGAGAAGATGGGGTAAGGAGAGTGTTCCAGAGCGTGACGAAGGAAGATGAAGTCCACCGACTCATCATAGTACCCGTCTTTCTGTGGCAGAAAGGACAGATCATATTGCTTTATTTTATGTCCTTTGTCCTCGCAAATCTTAATGTCACTTGAACTTAGGGTAACCCCGGTTACGTCAGTGTATTCGCGCTCCTTCATCTCATCCAGAAAGTATCCCGGGCCGCAACCCAAATCAAGAATCTTGGCGTTCTTGGGAATATTCAACGGATCAATATATTGCTTGACCACATCGGTCGTAAGTGACTTGTGGAACGGACTGTCCCCTTCGCCGTATATATGAACTTGGTATAACCAATCGTTGTAGAACCTCAACTTGAGGGTGTCAATCATTTGTGCTGCGTCTGCCATTGTATCTCCTGATACAATATTTATTGACGAAATGACCAGCTGATTATTTTCTGATGCCCCAGCCCTTGAAGCCGTTGACCGGGCTGGTCTTATGAGTATCATCGGGTTCGGTACTTCGATGATCCTTGACCTCATGGTGATGGTCTGTAGGTACAATCTTCATGGCCTGTTGCACCATGTTATCTTCTTCTTTGGTATACGGATGGATTGTGTTGTATTTCTCAACCCAACTTGCGCCGTCCATGCCTTCGGGTTTCTTGGTGCTCTTACCATCTGAACAGGCCATCGCCATCCACAATCTATTCATGTGGTATACCCGATCATATCCGCCTACATCCCTGGTACGGTGAACACCGGGCATTGTATTTTCCTGATCGGGATGTATTTTACCCTTCGTTGATTCGTTTATAAACTCGGATGCTCTCATTTGAAACCTTTAAAAGCCTTGACTGGACTTATTTTATCTACATCAGATGCTTCTTCACTTGTCGGAGTGCTGATCATTCGCTTACCGCTAAGGCCCATTTGCTTCAAGGCATCATCAATATACTCCCCGGTATGCGGATCCATATATCCAATAACAATCTGATTCTCTCCCCAAGCACTTGACTTCTCAAACGGTGGAATACCATCTCCGGCGCGTGCCTTGGCACTTTTAGCAGCAGCCATAGCAACACCGAATCTGTATTGTAAATACGGATCTTGATTAGGTAACTCGGGTATCACATACGTTGCCGGAAGGGCCGCGGCAACATCTGGTGCTAAACTACCGGTTCGTCCTTCAGTTATAAATTCGTGCGCTCTCATGTTTCTGTGATCAATGTAATACCATCTTCAGTTGACAGGACGCTGCCCTCTGGATAGCCGTTAACTGCCAGATTCAAACTTGGACCAGCAGAGCCGATGTATGTTATCTGACAGGCAATGAAGTGAGTCAGCGTAGCAGTAGTAAGCGGGCTGCACATGATCCTGACATTGCCGCCGCTGATATCCATGTCGTATCGGGTCAACGGGTCGCCAGTGAACACGGTGCCGAACGCAGTGAATCCCACGGTTGCTGTATTATGAACGATAGACGCAGAAATCGTTATGTTTTGATTTGTGTGAGTAAGCGGGTCGCTAGAATTGATCTGAAATCTTGCCTGAGTGAATGTCTCTGCCGGGGCCTGAAAGATAATCTGATCAGGGGTGTCACCTACAGTATACGCATCAGTAGTATCTACATCCGTGGCGAACAGTTCAGTAAAGTTATTATTGATTTTGATCAGAGCCGTACGAATAGGATCGCCCGTCCTGTCGTTAGGTACTAAACCTACATTGATTAATTCAAGTGCCATAGAGTATTTATCATCCTGTAGCTAAATACATAATGAAAAAACTACTCTCAATCATTCTTATTCTCCTGTCACTGTCAGCATTTGCAGTCACGCCCAAAGTTCCTGCTTCAGTCACATATGACTACCCCGTAACCCGAGTAATCGACGGTGACACCGTGGCTTTTCAGGCATCTTTTCTCCCAGGCCCGTTGAAACCTGAACTTTCAATCAGAATATGGGGAGTTGATACACCTGAGAAGTTATCAGCACAGGCGAAATGTCCTGCTGAAATAGAAAAAGGAAAAGCAGCAACTAAATTCACCGCTGCTGCTGTCAATGCTGCTACCAAGCGCCAAGTTGTGATCATGTCATGGGATAAATACGGCGGCCGCGTTCTTGGCGATGTTTTACTAGACGGGAAGAGTCTGCGTGATATGCTTATCACAAGTGGATATGCTCGGGCGTACTACGGTGACGCAAAAGCCAGCTGGTGCAACTAACTATTTGTTAGTTTCGTCAAAAATCTTCTTTTGTTCCTGATACCACTCTTTAGTTGCTTCTACTTGAGCGGCACATTCGTGCCTTGATCCGTAGTTTTTAGCAACGGTCTCCATTAACTTGGACAGAGTGGTTTTCTCACCTTCGATAATCGTCAGCGGTTTACAGGGTTGCGTCAGTTCTGCTGGCATATCCGGGAACTGCTGTTTAACAGGTACAACGGTGCTGCATCCCGCTAACAATAATACTAATAACAGAGACTTATTCATGTTTAGGAGCCAATTTAATCGTAGGCACAGCAAGAGCGTTATGAGCATCGGTCGGAACCAGTAACAATAGGTCGTTCATCGCCGCTGCATTGTGTGATCTGATAACTTCAACTGGTATCTGACAGGTATTATCATACTTGACTACTTCACGCTCAATGTATTCAGTAATGGTGTCACCCTTTTCTTTTACTACTTGTTTTTTAGTAAGTAGCTTGGTAACAATCTTGGTATCAACTCGGGCTGATTTTGCTTCCGCTTCACTCACTTTCTTTTCAAGTGCGCTTACTTTGGCTTTCCACCAATCGTCTTTTGCGATGCCGCCTTCAAGATATACGCCGAATACAAGAGCAAGGACGCTGATGATTTGTAACGGAAGTTTGTATAGAGCAGCACCCGGTATCAGGTTCCAGATAACCGGTATCGAACTTATTAACACCCCAATGATACCCACTGCGACAATGATATGCGCTACGAAGTCGGGAAAGAAATCAATGATCCACATAAACTTATTTATCGTAGTAGGCAAGTATTATTTTAGATATGTATTCTACTTCGGCATCAGTCAGTTCTGGGTACATAGGCAGACTTAACACGCCTCTGGACAGCATAACTGAGGTGCTTATCATATCGGGTTTCTTGAAGTCTTTGGCAACCGGCAACTCACCGAGAGTATGCGGATAATGTATCTTTGCTTCGATGCCGTTGTTGTTTAGGTATCCGAATAGTCCGTCACGATCTGAAGTGTAAACGACAAACTTCTGGTGAGCATGATATTTCACACCTTGACTCAGGCATCGCAGACCGGGCGTTTGATACTCCAGATGTGCCAGATCACGGCACCAATGTTCAGTAATCATTCTACGGCGCTGTTGCCATTCATTGATATACTTTGTTCTGACCAGAATCTGGGCGCAATCTTGTTCGCTCATCTTGCTATTGGTGCCTGATGTTCCGTGCTGTGACAACTTCGCATTGTTCTTGTAGTTTCTGGCGAAGTTATGCAGATCCACATTATGAGTTACAATGGCGCCACCGTTACCAGATGATGGTAAATTCTTTGTCGGGTCAAACGAAATTGCCATACCAGAACCAATGTGCCCGTCGGACACAAGCCAATGTTGTGCGCCGTCTACGATAGTGTAACCATTATCATATTTGTAATTACGGCTAGGTCGGGCACCATACAATCCAACAGGACAATCATAATTTCCAGTGGGGTCATTAACGCTTCCCGTTTGAAGCATTAATCCATTACGGTCGGTATCAACCAGTTCAACATTCCATCCGGCGTTAACAAAGGCATTCATCGTTGCCGGATATGTCAGATTCGGTAGACAAATGGTCGGCGGCATTGCCGATATCGGATGTGATACCTGAAATACTGAATATCTATATCTGGCAATGATTTCCAGAGCCTGTGTCCCGCTGTGGCAAGTCACTGCATATTGAACATCAGTTCTACCGGATAGCCAGTGTTCAAACTGATCTACATACGGCCCGTCAACAAGACACCCTTCACGCATGGCCCGGTCACTGGCGTCAAGGAGTTCGTCTTTGAGATTGGCGTATTGCCTGACGAGACCGAAGTGTTGGATCATGACCATCTTAACATAAACAGAACATAATCTTTTTGATCACGGAAGTGTATGCTTGTTTCATACCGATGCCACCAACGACTCCATGCATCTGTACATCCGTCATGTTTACCAAACTGTGTCGAACACCATTGACGAACTTCGTCATAATCTTTAAGATCAAATTCTGCCACATACCATTTCGCCCGGGAGAAACTATATTTAGGTTTTTTCATTAATGGTATGTAGGGCGCATAGAAGTATGCGGCGTCAACCGTCGTTGTTCCTCTTACTCCGGTTTTCATATTCTGCTCTGCCAATATGGTGATGTTGAAAGCCAGTCGTAATACTTCTGGAAGCCTTCTTCTACATCTATTTTTGGGTCGAATCCAAAGTCTCGACGAGCAGCATCGATGTTCAGAGCACCTCGACTCGGGAAGTCAGCGTCCTTACCACGAACCTCGATGTTTCCCTTTCCGACGATCTTCACGGCAAGTTCCGCTGCCTCAAGTAGCGTCCTGGAATGGCTCTTGGTGATGTTGTATGTTCTGTTAACTGTCGCATCACTTAGGGCCGCTGCAACGAATCCATCTGCGGCATCCTGGACATAAGTGAAGTCCAGAGTTTCGTTTGATCCATTTACTTTGAGCGTTTCACCACGCATTGCCTGAAGCATAAACTTCGCAATGACGCGATCCTCCACATCAAGCGGACCGTATACCGCGCTTGGTCGGATGATCGTATGAGCCATACCATGCTTCCTAGTGTAGTCTTTGACAAGCAACTCACCAGCATATTTCATAATGCCGTATTGTCCCTGTGGGCGACAATCATAATCCTCACGTACATCATCAGTAAAGTCACCGTAGACCATGCTGCTGCTGATATACATGAAGCGTTTAACCTTCGCCTGGACACTCGCCTCGAGGAGATTCAAAAGTCCCTCGCTCATTGTCTTTGATCCAAGTTGCGGATTGTTGTTGACAACTTTCTGTCTGGGGAAGCTTGCTAGGTGCATCACCACCTCAGGTCGATATGACTGAATGATTCTGCAAGCACTGTCGCCGGAGATGTCCGTACGGAAGATTAAGTAAGCTTTGATCTTCTTCAATCGTTCTTCCATCAGATAATCAAGTTCATCTTGCGGGATGATTCCGTATGTTGTTCGCGTATCAAAAATCACAACATCATGCCCCTGTTGTTCTAATCGTGCGACTACATTGTGTCCGATAAGGCCCAGACCGCCTGTTACTAAAATCTTCATTCGTATGCCAATCTAAAATATGTTTGATCCTGAGCAGTGAGCCGTGCTATTATAACAAATCTTTCATTGAGGGCCACCGGTTCTGTGTAGCGTTCCCAGCGCGGCTTCTCAACTGCATGTTCCATCACCCACTTACCTGCTTCACTTTGTTCCCACTCCCATAATGGTGCGCCGGCAGTCAATACCGCGTCTTCTGACCAGGGAACCGTAAAGCGATGGACAACCATCTCGCTGTCAACGACATGCTTGCCGTCGATAACCCGAACATTATACTGCCATTTCTGCTTTGATGGTGTCATAACTTTTATAATCCATTAAATGAATGTCATCCATGGTGAACTTTGTAATATCCAGTATAGGAGGGTTTGTGAACAGAGTAGGAAGAGTAAGTGGTGTTCTGCTTAACTGTTCTTTAACTTGCTCTAC